CCGAGCCGTATACAATTTCTGGCTACCTCGCGGGCCTGTCGGTCAGCAGGGACTTCAAGGCTTGACCGGCTTGCAGGGCGACCCCGGCGAACCCGGCACCACCTACACCCCGTCCATCGGCACTATCGAGACGGTAGACAGCACCTTGGAGGCTACGGCAAGCGTAGAAATCGACGCAGACACAAAGGCGGCGAAGTTCAACTTTGCGTTGCCGAGGGGTGAGGATGGAAAGGACGGATTTGACGGGAATCCGGCAGGTACGATTGCGGCCTTTGCTGGAACAACCCCGCCGATTGGCTATTTGCTTTGCGACGGGCGGGCGGTCAGCAGAACGGACTACGCAGACCTGTTTGCGGTAATCGGAGAAACATACGGCGCAGGAGACGGGAGCACTACATTCAATGTCCCTGACCTGTCTGACAAGTTCCTGCAAGGCGCTGGCATCAATGCGCTCGGCACGGCGATGTCGGCTGGGTTGCCGAATATCGAGGGTGAGATACTCACTACCTCTGATAATAACGCTTCAAAAACGATGCCGATAGCTGGCGCTACTTTTAGTGGAGCGTTTTCGTCAAACAAGACCAAGACAAGCGATTATGTTAACGGTGGAAGCTCGTCTGGCTCTTATCCGAGAAATATTCTTTTTAACGCTTCCGCTTCCAACGCCATCTACGGCAATTCCGACACCGTACAGCCGCCCGCACTGGTGGTAACATTCGTCATCAAAGCGACAAATTACGCTGCCGTACAGCAGAACGCCATTAACGATGCAGTGGTCACCAACGCAAGCACATGGAGCAGCGAGCAGATTGAGAAAAGAATTACAAACGGCGTTGCGGATATTGGCGTTACTGCCGTTGCCTTTAATACAACGGTAGCAACCGGCGACGCTTCTTCAAAATATGTTGTGAGAAACGGTGTTTGCTATGTAACACTTGATTTTACAACCGTAAGCACATCTGTAACTGACAGGGTGTTAGTGACTGGGCTTCCATCGTCTGCACTTCCAATGTCGATAGATGTTTCCCCATACAATGATGTTAGCGGTACTGCCGAAAAAACCGCGGCGTTATTGCTTAGTAAAGCAGGAAATATACAACTGTATAACATCACTTGGAACAGGCGTTATATGTGCAGTTTCAGCTACCCCGTGGCCTAAAAAATCAATATGTCGGGGCATCTACCCCATTGTGAAAAGCGGGGTGGCGGGCAAAAGAAAACCGCCCCAGTCAAGGGGCGGCAGATCAGTGAGAGAGTTTGTAGACCAAGTATTGGTTGAGGCTTACCCCCTCTATGGCGGCGGCTTCTTTCAGAGTTTTATGGAGGCTTCGGGGTATGCGGAGGATAAGTTTTCCACTATATTCCTCCAGTTCCCGCTTTAATTCCTCCAGACTGACGGTAGTCCCGTCGTTGATGGTTTCCGCTTCTGCCAGCATAGCCTTGTCGATTTCGTCAGGCTCTTCTACTGGCAAAGCCGCAAGTTTCTTTTGAAAGTCGGCAGCGTTCATCACTGATACCTCCTGTACTTAATGTTGGTGCGTGTGTCGATTGTTTCCACAATGATAATTTCCCCACCGCTATACGAAAATATTATGCGGTAATGGGCGATTTTGAGACGGTACATATTCTTTGCCCCACCAAGACGAACAATGTCACCGTCAAGGTTTTTCAAGCCCTCCAATGCCTTTTCGAGTTTCTTCCTTGTAGGGGCATCCACCGAGGCGAGATACTTCTGGGGCTGTTTCTCTAATCGCAGTTCCATACAAACTCCCTCCTGATGATATTATGATACTACATATAGTATCTATTGTCAAGAGGAATTTGATAAGTTTTGAAAGGAGGGCGAAAATGCTCTTTACGCCTAACTACACAGTTTCCTACAAAGGGGTGTTTCATCCAGCAGGAAAGCCCTTCGACATTGACCCGAAAGACCGTAACGAGATGGAACGGCATGGCAAGGTAGTGGAGGATAAACCCGCACAGCCGGCCTCCCTGACCGAAAAGACCGAAGCGCCCGCCGTGGAGGATAAGCCCATCAGAAAGGGCGGCAGACCGAGGAAGGTGAGCGCATGACCGTGCTGGAACGCATGAAGCTGCGTATCCCCGAAGAACCCGACGAGGCCGTGTTTCTGGATTGTATTGAGAGCGCCCGTGCCGCAATCCTCAAACGGCGCTTCCCATTCGGCGCTACCGACAAAGACAAGGACGCTTACATGGAGGACGAGCAAAATCTTCTCTACTTGTGCGCTACTGACCTTTATAACCGATCTGGAAGTGAAGGACAATTAAGTCATGTAGAAAACTCAGTAAGCCGCCAATACGAATCTGCGTGGATTTCTGAAAGTCTGCTGTCGAGTATTGTGCCGATGGTGAAAACACTCTGATATTGCATGGGGACAACGGGTAGCTACCGCTGATGTGCCTACATCACATCTAACCCATTCAATATACACCTATGTAGGAGGTTAATATGAGCCATTTTATAGATTTAACTGGGCAAAAATTTGGCAGATGGAATGTGATTCGATACTCGCACCATAGGGGCGGGAAGTCGATATGGGTTTGTCAGTATGACTGCGGAACTGTACGAGAAGTGCAGGGATGCCACATGAGGGCGGGAAGATCGAGGTCTTGTGGATGTTTGGAACACGAACTTTTGATGGAACGCAATACCACTCACGGGAAGAATAAAACGCCTCTGCATTACTTATGGCTTGGCGTAAAAGACAGATGCTACAACAAAAACGACAAAGCCTACAAAAACTATGGTGGCAGAGGAATCACCGTGTGTGACGAATGGAGAACAAATTTCTTGGCGTTTGAATCGTGGGCTTTGAAGAATGGCTATCAAAAAGGCTTGACGCTTGATCGAATTGATAACGAAAAAGGGTATAGTCCTGATAATTGCCGATTTGCTGACAGGATAACGCAAGCGAATAACAAGCGTAGCAATCACAGATTGACTGTAAATGGAAGAACCCAAACGGTCATGCAGTGGGCGAAAGAAATGGGACTCAACGAATCCGTTATACGAAATCGGTTGAAAAGAGGGTGGTCGGAACATGACGCAGTGATGATTCCAGTTAGGACATTCACAAGAGCGCATGATTACAAGACCAATAGAGACAGTTTGGAGGTGGTCGAAAATTCGCAATCTGCTTAGAAACAATCAACCCATCTTTTACCGTCTCTATCTCGGCGAACAAGAGATTCTGGATGAACACGGTAACAGCACTGGAATCTATGCTCCGTCCTACAGTGAGTTGCGTTCCGCCATGCTGACCGTCTCACCAAACAAGGGAAGTTCCGAGGTTGAGCAGTTCGGATCATTGGAAGATTACGATAGAACGATGGTAACATCTGACCCGCACTGTCCGATTGACGAAAACGCTATCCTCTGGGTGGACAATGCTGACACTGACAAAGAGCATAACGCCATTGTAAAACTTGTCGGAAGATGGAAAAATTCCAGTCAGTATGCCATCAAAATGGTAAAGGTGTCCTATGCAAGTCCGGCAAGCGGCGGAGGCGGAGATGATACAGGTGGATAACTTATGGCTGCATGGCAGTTTTGGTGAAGAACTTGTTGGTTTCAACCCTCTAAAAAGTAATTTGTTGGTTGAACAGGCAAATCGCCTTATTGCGGAGATTGAAGGTAGAACGAAAGATGAAAAGGCGTGGGTGATTTCAATCAATGCCGAAAATCAAAGTCAGCCTTAGTAGCAAGTCCATTAACGAGGCGATACGGCAATTGAAGGAGTACCAAAACAGCCTGCCCGTCAAGCTGGAGCGGCTGCGGCAGAGAGTGGCGGACGAACTGGCCGCCGATATGCGCATCGGCTTTAACGGTGCGGAGGGCGAATTTATTCTATATGAAGGATATCAAGTGCCAAGCGTGAGCGTCACCACCGAGAATGACGGAGATGTTACGCTGGTTATCGCCCACGGCAAGGAAGCAGTTTTCATTGAGTTCGGCGCTGGTGTTTACTACAACGCTGGCGGAACGCCCCACGACAGACCGCCCGGAATCGTCAACATTGGCGAGTACGGGAAAGGCTACGGCAAACGGCAGGTGTGGGGGTACTACGACGAGAGCGGGGAACTGAAGCTGACCCACGGTACACCGGCGTCCATGCCCATGTACTACGCCGTACAGCGCATTTTGCCCCGTATCCCGCAGATCGCCAAGGAAGTGTTTGGAGGTGGTGGATAATTGTAGACATTGAAAGTTTCGTGTTCTCGCCTATCGCAACGGTGCTCCGCAACACCTATGACGGAATCGCCGTGACCAGCGAGTACACAGACACACCGGCAAGGTTCCCAGCAGTGACCATCATCGAGACCAGCAACATCGTCCTGCGGCGGATGAGAACCACCAAAATAGAGAACGCCTCGACCATCCTCTTTGAGGTAAATGTTTTTAGTAACAAAGTGGCCGGGGCAAAGCTGCAAGCCCGCGACATCATGGAGACCGTGGACGCGGAGTTTGAAAAGCTGGGCTTTACCCGCACAATGATGTCACCAACGCCTAACCTCGCAGACGCCACCATCTACCGAATTACCGCCCGCTACGAGGGCGTGGTCATGCCAGAATACGGCGTGGACGAGACAGTATACCGAATCTACACAAGTTAATCACACGCCCCGGACGCAGTGGCTCCGGGAAGGACCAGTGGGTCATGGCCGTAAGGCTGTGGCCCGTTTTTATTTTGAAAGGAGAGATACATATGGCTGACGCATTAAGCACTGCTGGCATTACCCTAAACTACGCGGTTGAGACAGTGGCGGGAACACGACCCACTTCCGGGTACACCAAAATCCCCCAGGTAAAGTCCCTTCCCGACCAGAACCAGGAACCCAGCACCCACCAGACCACGCCTTTGGAGGCAAGACGGTATCACACCTACATTCCCGCTCTGCAAGACCCCGGCGGAGCGATGTCCCATCTTGCCAACCTGAACAACGAGTTCTTTGACGCCTGGGAGGAAATGTGCGACGCTTATGACACCGCCGCGTCCGCCGGTATGTCTATGTGGATGATGGTGGACATTCCCGGTCTGAGCAAGAACTGGTACTATCCCGCCATCCCGACCAGGATCGCCTTTGGCGGTGCGGAGGTTGACTCCGTTCTGGAGATCAACGGCTACCTGACCCCCAGCGGAGAGGCCCTTTGGGCAGAGAAGCCGGCCGACGCTACTCCCTAAATCGGTTGACGGCGGGACAGCGTAGTACTGCGTTTCTGATGGCCTTGTCCCCTCAGATTACCGCTTCAACATAAATTTTATCTGACAAGGAGAATGAACATGAAAAACGACAACAGAACCAAGATTACCTTTGACTACGACGGAAAGCCCTATACGCTGGTCTATTCGGCGGATTCTCTGAAGAAGATGGAGCGGGTTTATAAGATCAATTTCCGAGAGGCCAAAGACAGGATTTTTACCTTTGGAGAAGATCTGTTTATCGGCGCGTTCATTGAAAACCACGACGATGTTTCAGAGGAAAAGAGAACAGAAATTTATTCCGCTCTCTGCTCCAAAGTGGATGGTGGAAAAGAGTCTTTAGCGGAAGTGCTTTCCATGATGGTCAAAGAGGCCATTGACGATATGCAGCCGAAGGGAAACGTGTCGTGGAAGGTGGAGCGGAAGGCGTAGAGCCTCTCTCCCCATCTTCCGGGGAACAAAGAGAAGAAAGCATAGCAGACTGGCTGGACGCACTCTGCCCGTTCTACATGACGCGAGGGGTCTCCTGCGAGGAGTTCTGGCACGGCGATTATACCAAACTGAAATACTATGTGGATGCTTATGAGCTGAACCGCCAGAAAAGGAGCGAAGAACTTTGGCTGGCTGGTCTGTATACATACGATGCCGTGGCCGTTGCCATCGGGAACGCCATGCGGGGCAAGAACAAACGCCCGCTGCGGTATGTAGAAGAACCGCTCCGCGTCATCCCGTACACCGAAGAGGAAAAGGCGTACATGGCAGAGCAGGAGCGGCAGAAAGAGATCGAGCAGTTCCGTCAGATGATGGAGAAATGGGAGCGGCAGCAGGAACTAAATGAGCGCTTCCAAAAATGAACCTTGACAACTTCATATTGGGATAGCGGAGATTTTGATTTGCCTTGACAATTTCCGTATGAGTGGTTATACTGTAAACAGAACGAGGGCGCTGTCAGCAGACGGTTAGCCTCGGTGGTTAGTTACAAAAGTAACCGCTTACCTTGGCCGGGGGCGGTTATTTTTGTTTGCTTACAAG